CTAACAGTTCTTGTTTTCTATCAATCATGTTTTGGTTAACGTCAGCAGCCATCTGCTGCACCCAGTAACCAATCGCTATTGATAAAGCGTCAAGACGGTCATCGTGTACGAGAGAACCTTTATCACGTGTTATTCGTGATAGTTGATACATTAGCATGTACCTAGTTTGTTGTTCTATAGGGTAACTAAGAGCACTCTTATAGTCGTTATTAATAACACTGGGATCAACAATAAGACGATGAGAGTTGAGTACAGGTTCCATAACATCAACAATACGTAGTTCTTTTTGTTTGTTATGTCTTACTTCTTCTATTGTTATCGGGTACGTAGTACGAAACAACGGTTTAATCAGTTCCATAAACATACCGTCACCAAAGTTAGACTCTATAACTACTTTGTTAACTTTGTTATCCTTGGCAATAGAGACGAGACGTTTTAGTGTTACCTCGTCATAACCACCACGGATACCACCAGCATCGGGTACAAACAGTTGACCGTTAAGCATCTTGACGACAGCGTATCCTGTTTCATCTTTACCACGACCAGACGGGTCAATGGACAGTACAGAGCCTGTATAGGGTATGTTATCCCCGATAGTCTTAGCTGGACGTTTATACCGATCCCCACTGAGACCTACGTTAGGTAGTGTTCTATCCGCTTGGTCTGGATCAGACGACCACAGGACTTTTTCAGGAGCTGTATCCACGTCTACGTCCATAATGATCAGATCGTTAATCTTCAGTGGGTATCTGTCAGCATCCGACAGCTTAGGATTCAGCATGAACTGCAACGCATACCCGGTACGACCGTAGGACATCTTACGTTCCTCTAGGTCCATATCAGTAAACCGTAGAGGTTCTGTAGTGGTACTTGTTGTTGTTTCGTCTATATTATCCGCTATAAGGGGTGCTAGATCGCCTCCGTAGTTTGATATGACTTCTGACTCATCCGGATACTCCGAAGGCCATATACGGGCGTTGTAGCCTCTTTCTCGTAGTTTGTTATAGATACTATCTTCACACTGAGGAGTACCAAGGAATAACACACGGGACGAATCGAGTGGTTTAAGGATCGCTTCAAACTCTTTTACTTGTTCATCTAGTTTATCCCGCATACCTTGGGTAGCGGAGTTGTTAGGGACTTCCACGTCGTCCGCTACGATTATATCAGCACGAGACCCTGTTAACTGGGACGATATACCAAGGGACTTAACGGACGGGGCGTGTGACGCAGGAGCTGGTCCTACATCGAAAGCTATCTTACTGAACCGTTGGTTCTCTGTTGGTTTCAGTTGTTTAAGGATGGGTATATCGTGTATGATCTTTAACGTAAACGTGGAGAAGTCATCAGCACGATTCTTAGAAGCGGATACAACGAGTACGTTCTTTGTTGGGTCTAGTAGTAACTGATGTACTACATACGCACTACAAATCCAGCTCTTACCAACGCCACGAAACGCCATGATGGTTGACCGCTTAGGGCCGTGCTGCATATAGTCAGCAATATCGTACTGTAATTCTGTCGGGTCTGGTAAGTTAAGATGTTTCCATACTAAGTACAGAAAGTTTCTAAAGTCCCGCAGAGGCGGTGGTATCTCTTGGTGTTTCGTCTTGTTGTTCACTGAAAGGCAAAGTTTTAAAATCGTTAGCTAAACTATCCATAGGAGTACCGTTACGGGAGTCAACACTTACCTGATTCCATTTTAACCAGTTAGTAGCAGCATTGTATAGAGCCGGAGGTACAGGTTCATCCATTGCGTCATAGAACTTTATATTCTTGCTTAGAGACTTTGTTACTTGGTCTGCTAGTTTAGCTCCTTCTACGTGATCTTTCATATTAACACTTCCACCTTCTTAACGCTAACGCTTTACGGGTAGGTCTGCCTTTACTGTCTTTCATTGGTCCCCGCATAGCCCTAAATCTTCTACAAAAATTATCCTGTCGTTTCTTCCTAGCACCTGTTGGATTACTTTCTGTTACTGGAGCTTTTAAGTTAGACCCAGTAAGTTTATTTATTCGTTCCCTACCTGACTCACTAAGACCACCTTTAGCAGACTTATCCGAAGCTCTTAAAGATACAGAGGCAGACCTCATTACTTCCTTTTGATAGCCATACCCTTACGACGCTTTAACGTTATGATGTCAGCTTGTGTTATCTTTTTACGATCCCCAGCCATAGCAGCTAGTCGTTTTTGTTTAGGCGTGTACGGCATAATTAGTTACCCTTCTTCGGAAACCCACGCTTCATGTTAGCGTAAGCTTTAGGTGATACAGTAGACTCGCTTTTCTTACGGCTGATGCCTAAGCGTTTACGTCTGTTCATGTTTGCGTATAGTCCTTGTTTCATCGTTTCATTAACATCTCCATCATGCGGTCTAGTTTATGGCTGATCTCTTTAACACTACTCTCAAGACCCGTCATACGGTTCTCAACAGCGGTGTCTCGTTCACGTTGTGCAGCCAGTTCTACTTCAATCTTTGTCAAACGTCTCTCATCATTCTCCAATCGATCTGTTAGTTTTTTAATCATCCACCCGATAACACCAAGAACGATGGCAAGGGCAGAGTCGAGAAAGTGTGAGACAGATTCAGTCATCCGATTACACTACTATCCTAAGTTCTCCTGTGGAAGTTTTATAAACGTCGTTTGTAGCTAACCCACCAGTAACAGCAGCACTGTTGTCAGCAAAGGTTGGACAAAGGGGTATGTTTAACACACCATCATCATTCAATGTCATTAATGTGCCTGTAGTGCCTCCACCGCTAACATTAGTAAACTGAAAAGCACCATTAGAATCTACAAAAATATCTCTTACCTCGTCTGTAGCTGCATCGTAAGTTAATCGTAATCCCGGTCCTTCTGCTGCCCGTGTTATAGCTATATTGCTAGTCGATGATAAACCATTTACTGTGTAAGTCTGTGTGTCGTCTAATTTAGCAGGAGTAACAGCATCAGCAGCTATCTCAGTACTTGTAACAGCATTAGCAGCTATCTCAGTACTTGTAACAGCATTAGCAGCTATCTCAGTACTTGTAACAGCATTAGCAGCTATCTGAGCTGTACCAACAGCATCGTTATCTATCTCACTACCAGCAATCGTATCGTCTTTTCTACGTAACTCTACACCAGACCCGGCAGCACCACCAGTATGTACTATAAGTGTATCTTTATCGGTATCTACTGTTACTTCTCCTTCAGCACCAGCAAAGCCAGCGTGTTGTGATGTGGTTCCTCTTCTAAGTTTTACTTCTATGTTTGCCATGATTATATGTGGTTACGCGATTGATCCAAAGTCTAATGTTGTTGATAATTTGTCAGAGTCTACTGATCCGTTGGTAAGTCCTACCTTAGCTGTATTTAAAGCTACCGCACTGTTGTTAGCTACTTCCGTGTCGAAGTCTGAGATAGTACTGGCAGTCTGTGTACCCGTGTGGTTAGCTCTACTTCTATTGTTTGTGTCTCTTGTGTTTAACTGAGTAGTAGTTTCAAAGTCAGCTAGATCGGAAGTCTGTACAGGAGCAGCAGCGGAAGCAGCGGTATTAAAGTCACTTATCGTACTAGCAGTCTGTGTACCTGTGTGATTCGCTCTATTCTTCAGGTTAGCATCACTATCGTTAGCAGTAGCACCGTCAGCTACGTTTAACAACGCCTGAGTCTGTGCTACGCTTAACTCTAGTATATCCGAAGAACTGCCTGTATTGTTACCAAGTATTGTATTGGCTGGTATCTCTTCTATCTTAGCAAACGTAACGGAGTCATCAGCTATCGACGCTAACGATCCAACCGGAGTACCACCAGCAGTAGAACCGTCGTGTACAAACAAGTCCTTGGTATCGGTTGTATATACTAGCTCTCCCTCTTGCCCTGTAAAAGCAGCATTTTCAGCAGCCGTCCCTCTTCGTAGTTGTACTTCAATACTCATTTATGCAATTCCTCCGTAGCTGTAAGATGCGGTTACTGGATCACCTACTATACTACCGTAATCAAAATCAGTAGGTACATCCGTTATAGCTGTTTTATATCCTCTCTCAATAACAAGTATCTCTTTAGTATTAGCGGGAGGAGAATCAAAACGTATTTCGTTACTTAAACCTACGATTGTATAGTCGTCAGGATCGATTACC